GAACAGATTAAATTGTTTTTTGTCCCGAATTTGGTCTGGACTCTCATTGAATAGTTTTTTGTAACGGGCAACAAAGTCGCATATTACACCATCCATGTCCAGGTAGATGCAAGAAATTTTTAGTTTACTCATATTATTTTCAATGAAATGGGCACTTGGCCTGTTTTTTCTCGGCTGTAGTTTTCTTAGCTCTCATCATTTTAGTTAGACCATTATGAAAGAAATATTTAAATGGTTTGATTTTGACTTTCTTAACATCATCAACCACTTCATACCTCAATTCAACATCCTCATCAGTTAGTGGTATAAATTTTGCAAGTGGACTACCAGCCCTAATCATTATTTCTTTGTTACCTTGGTTCTTATTGACCATCAAAAAAACATTTGTGGTTGTCTGATTATAGAAGTCTGTGATACCAGGTGTAATTGAATAACAATCTGAATTGACAGCAAAAACATTTTGAGTCATAAGAAACTTAATGTCTCTATTGCAAGTAAATTCCCATGGAGATTCCATTTTAAATATGTGGTATAAATCCAATGCTCCCGCAGATTGTTCATCTTCATGGTAAGAAATTCGGTTATCAGCCGAAGCAATGGCTCGAGCATTACCATTATGCATTACAATTGAATATTCTGCCCACATGGGTACAATAAAACCATAATTATTAAAATTATTGATGCCATAACAAGAACGTATTGTTGATTGCTTTTCTGGAGCATTGTCAACAAACGGACTATTTCTTTTGTCTAGTTTTTGAAACTTTGATTCTAATGTTTTGTAATAAGGAGGATAATTTTTATTGGCTTCAACAACTGGAAACATCTCCAACAATGTTGGATCATCCGTGTATGCTGTCAATACTATTTTTTCTTTTTTAAACAGAAACATGTTCTTTCAAACTTTCTTTCAAAATCAATTTCAATTTATCTTTATCAAATTCAATGAACGGTGTGTACTTTTCAATTCTTCTTTTCCATGATGGCCAAACAACATCATCTGTTATTTTTTTAGACCACATAGGCAAGAAATTCATAATGTTATTAAGTATACACACCGTTTCAAAATTTATGGTACTGTAAGTCAACTCTTTTAAGAGTAACGGATACTGACCATCTTCTACCACCAACATTTCATTTGGTGATTGTGTTGCGTTGAGAAGACCTATTATATCTTGTTCGAATCTATAAGTCAAGCTCTGATTTCTTTTTTGCCATTGTTTATATGTTTCTTCACCTTCCAGATTGGCAATCTCACCAATCCAGTTGGATTCGGTAACAAGAAAGTTAGCCACATAAAAGTTCTTTAAGTCTTCCAGTTTGTATTTACGGGATAACTTATAGAATGTATACTTATCTTTCCTGATGGCAAAGTTATCTCTGGTAACGTTGGTCTTACCGTGATACTTAAAATAATCGTAGCTATCAGTAGTAAAATGAAGTTTGATGGCATTATATAAAGCAAAGGCGGAAAATCCAGAACCTTCTTCAAGCGAAAAAATCATATCGGCAATTTAGAACTTTTCTTCAATAGGTTTAACTCTTGTGCTTCTTCACGAATTTTCGCCTTCAAGGCATTGGAGACCAATAGTGATGCAACATCAACCTCCATGCCAGTTTGTTCACAATGGTGAATGATTGCGTCCATGTGTGTACCACCTAAGGTGTATGACAATCTGGAAATCATTTCACTAAAATCATTAATTTCTGTTTTCGTAGGCACAATTATCCTCTAGTATAAAAAATGTGGTTGCCAATCTTCTTCACAACTCTGATATTGGTCCAACCGGGGTTAACATAGACTGCATGGTAGAACATTGCCTTGGTCTTGGCAAGCTCTCTGTGTAATACTGATTCTGTTAATGCCCTTTTAGCAATGTACAAGCATTCTTCCCATGCATATGAATCCTTAATTGGATTAACATTCTCGCAAGTCCATGTGAATTGGCAGGTTGAACCAGTTTTCTGGTAAACAACACCGCAAAAGTCAGCTGGGTATCTCTTGCTGTTTGCACGATTAATGGTGACCTGAGCAACGGCCAGTTTTCCTTCGTGTGATTCTCTCGCTGCTTCATAGTAAATGTTTTTAGCCATACAAATAATTTGCTTGTTAATGTCTGATCCAACTTGTTCCTTGAGTGTTGGTTCATACTGTTTGGCTGATATCGGTATACATAACGAGGTAAATACAATCAATAAAGTTTTTGACAACTTCATTTGTTCTCCTTGTGTGTGTTTGGGGTTAGACCCCAACCCTCAAGACGATTTCTTGGTAACTTTTGGAAGTTCCATAGGAATGTTAGACACGAAACCATTCAAGGTTTGAGCCTTGCTGATAATTTCTGTTTCTGAGGGAGTTTGTGGTAAAGCCGGATGTAAAGGTGGTGTTTCACCTTTGGCTTTTGCGCTTTCACATTGTACGTGCCATTCAGATTGAATGCGGTCACGTTGAGCATTATATTCATCATACAACATATCTCTTGCCATTTTTAAAAGCTCAAGACGTATTTCAAAGGGTGTCATTGACATGGTTTTCTCCTGTGTGTAAAGTGTGTGGGGTTTTTATTGGGAACCCATAACCCATTATCTATTTAGAAGCCTACGGATACTGTAAGTCCTACTGCACGATCCTGAATGTCTTGATAGCTTTGGCTAACACCCAAACCAACAGATACTTTGCTGATGACTGGCATGTCGTAGCTAACAAATACTACGGATTGTTTTGGATTTGCGCTATCCCAATTTACACGGGTCTTAGCACCAGCCATGGCATAACCAGGACCAACCTTAACGCCAGCGTTTGCGCCAACTAGACCATATTCATATGGCTTTGCACCAGCACCACCATTATCGAAACCAACGCCAACGAATGGGTTGATACCGAAAACTGTCTTACCTGCGGTAAGTTCCAAACTATTGAACATAGATTGGTTGTCATTGGTACGTGCATTACGATTTTGTAATCCAAGATTGAAACCACCCAATGAGGTACCAGCACGTACATATTGTGCGATACTTTGTTTGTTACTTACTCGGTCGGTAACTTGGTCAACACCATACGAAACAAAACCACCGGCCTGTGCAGCTGCGGCGACAGCAATTAAACTTGCGATTGCGATTTTCTTCAAAATAAAACTCCTTAGTTAATAAAATAGTTGGTTATTCTGTTACGAGGAAACCAACCGAAACCCTAGTCTGCGTTTAGGCAGCCAATGCGAAACGTGAGTCGTTTGCGGTTACTTTGATTTAGTTTTAACATCTTCTCTGATGAGCTGTCCACTTCTGTACTTGTTGCCCTGTCGAAACTATGCAGCCCCATCAAAAGTATACTGGTTTGGATTATTTGGATGTCCGTGATACCTTAGTCATCTTCATTATCGCACGGCGCAGACCTTTATACTTTTGGTGGAGCTGGGGGGATTTGCACCCCCGTCCAGAACACTTTTCTAGTTGCTTCATACAACCATAACTTCACATTATATCACTATTATTTATTATGTCAAGTGTTTTTGTGGTAAAAATCAATAGCTTTTACAAGCCCTTCAATGTGATCCTGTGTTTTTTCTTTGAAAATCAATGGCTGTTCATTGTCCACGGCCATGATAATTACCAAATCATCAATAGGTGTACCAACCAATTCTTCGTACATCAATGCATACGCAGTACATTGCCAGAAATAATCCAAAATATCTTCACGTTTTTTAATCTTTTTTGAAGTCTTGAAATCAATAACTGATAACCGACCCCCATATTCACCAATACAGTCTACACGGCCAGCCAATCCAAGTTGTGATGACCATAGGCCAACCTCTTGATAGTGTATATTATTTATCTTGTTTAGATATGGCTTGATTGATATGAACATTTCCTTGGCATCAGGCATCACAACGCCTGGTGGTTTAGGTTCATTGTTCAGATAGTGTTCACACAAGGTATGCATGTTGGTGCCACGGGTGGTTGCTTGTTTGGATATCTTGTTAGCAACTTCTTCACCAACTCTTTGGCGCCACTCCATGATGGCCTGTTTCTTTTGAGCACCCACCACCGTGGTCACCGATGGTAATTTCTTACCTTCTGGTGTGACATAATATCTTTTCCCGTCAGAAAAAGTTTGAGATTCAATTTTTGGAATCTCTTTTGGTGGGCAATAATTAAACATATCAATAACCTAGTTGTTCACATGCTACAATCCATTGTTTCACTAAGCTACTACGGACAATATCATCTGGTGTAAAATAAATCTCCTGGAAAGATGGCATCTTCCGAGC